TGTCGCTCCCGGCGGGGCAGCGGGTGATTTTCGATTTCACCGGCAGTCTGGCGCTGCCGGACATCCGCAACGGCAACGGCATGGGCGACTACCTCATCTCGGGCTTCGACCTTCTCGATGCCGGGGTGCAGCCGGGTGACAACCTCCTGTTCCATGCTGCATGGGATGGTGCCTCGGATGGCGCGGAGAGCTTCTACATCGTGCCGATCGCCAGCCAGATCGCCGTGCCGGAACCCGGCAGCTTGGCCCTGATGGGCGGCAGCCTCGTTGCCCTCGGTGGTATTTTGGGCTGGCGTCGGCGCAAGGATTTCGCGGCGAATGACCGACTGAGTTTTCCCGTAGCCTGAAGCTTTCATCCCCCCCTGAGAGAACCGGCGACGAGACGACGGACGACCCGCCACCCCGTTCTTGGCGGGCCTAGGGCTACGGGAACCTCTAAATTTAGTCGCGGGGCTAACGACCACTGAATTTGGCTTCGCGCCGAAAAGGGTCGCGCTGAAATGCTGTCCGGGGAGAGGGTCCGCGTCCTTCCCTCTCCACGGTCTCATGGGGCAGCGCGACCCGCCTTTTCTAATTTCGACCAGCCCGTCGTGAGACGCGCATTCCCTTAGATGGAGCTTTGCGGTGGATATGATCCGCAAGATCGCGACCGGCAAAGTCGCCGGGTCGATGACCTATGTCCTCAGTGACGCCACGGTTGATCGCTACGGCGACATCATCGAGCCGACAGGCTGGCAACTCGCGAACTTCCAACGCAATCCGATCGCGCTGTTCGGCCATCAAGGCTCGTTCCCGATCGGCACCTGGGCCAACGTCCGGGTCGAGAATGGCAAGCTGCTTGGCGAGTTCGTCCCGGCGGCGCGCGGCACCTCTCAACGCATCGATGAAATCGTCAACCTGATCGAGCAGGACATCCTGCGCGCGACCAGTGTCGGCTTTCAATCCATCGAGACCGAGCCGCTCGATCCCAAGGATCCTTACGGCGGGCTGCGCTACCTCAAACAGGAGCTGTTGGAAACCAGCATCGTCAGCATCCCGGCCAACCCGGCGGCGCTGCAAGTCGCAAAGTCACTGAAGCTTTCGCAAGAAACCATGTCCCTCGTCTTTGGCAAGCAAGCCGACACGGGCCGACGGGACATGCTCACCGGCAAGCACGCCGAACGTCAATCGTCCAACAGAAGGACGATTCCTGTGACCACGATTTCACAACAGGTTGAAGACCGGCAGTCGATGCTTACGGCTGCCCGTGACGCGCTTATCGAACTTGTCCGCGACCCCGAACATGACACCGAGGAAGCGGACACCCTGCAACAGGAGGTCGAGGAACACGAAAAGCGGCTCGCCTCGCTACAGCGTAGTGAAAAGGCGCTGGCGATCCGCACGGCGGAACAGCAGGGCGGCCAGCAACAGGTCGCGCTTCCGGTGCCGGTCAACGGCAACCGGCGACCGCTCGGCATCCCGATGAAGGACATTTCGCCCGGTGATCTCCTCGCCAGGGCGATGGTCTGCAAGTTCGTCAGCCAGGTGACGCATCGGAGCCTCGATGAGGTTCTGGCTGAACGCTACCCAGACCATGAGGCGACTGCCATCGTCACCCGCGCCGCGGTTGCCGGGGCCACGACCCTCACGCCGGGTTGGGCGGCGGAACTGATCGTTCTCGCACAAGCCGACTTCCTCCAGGTTCTGACCCCGGTCAGCGTCTTCCCGAGGTTGGCCGCGGCCGGTACGGCACTGACGTTCAGCGCCAACGCCGGAGCGATCAAGATCCCGTCGCGGACGATCACGCCGAGCATTGGCGGATCGTTTGTCGGTGAGGGTGCGCCTATTCCTGTCCGCAGGCTCGGCACGACCAGCATCACGTTGTATCCCCACAAAGTCGGTGGGCTTTCGGTGTTCTCGCGAGAGATCGCGATGTACTCGAATCCCGCGATCGAGGGGATCATCCGGCAAGCGATCACGGACGACACGTCGATCAATATCGACGCGCTCCTCCTTGACAGCAATCCGGTGTCGACGACCCGCCCTGCGGGCCTGACCAACGGCGTGACCCCGGTCGTCGCTTCGACGGCGAAGGGCTATCTGGCGATCCTGGCCGACATCCAGGCGCTCACCGGGCCGTTCTATGCGTTGAACGCCGGTCGCAGGCTGAGCATGTTGCTCAACCCGCAACAGGGCCAACAGCTCATGTTCGCTCCGGGTCCGACCGGCGTGCCGTTCGGATGGTCGAGCCAGTTCACCGGGCGCTTCGATGTCATCGAATCGACCAGTGTCCCGGCGGGTTCGGTGTACATGATTGACGCGGTGGACTTTGTGAGCGTCAGCGGTGCGCCGGAATTCGAGGTCAGCGAGGTGGCAACCCTCCATATGGAGGACACCGCCCCGGCGAATATCGGCGTTGCCGGTACGCCGCCGGTCGTGGCCGCCCCGGTGCAGTCGATGTTCCAGACCGCGCAGATCGCCATTCGCATGCTGGCGAATGTCACCTGGGCCATGCGGCGACCGCAGATGGTGCAATTTATGACAGGCGTCAACTGGTCGCCATCGTAAGCCTTGCTTGGGGGATGGTGGGGGCTTCGGCCCCTGCCGTCTTTTCAGCGACTTAAAACGAAAATGTACCTCCAAGTACTTCTGAGTACCCGCCGCAGGAGATTGAGTGATGCAAGGTGGGCCAGAGCCGACGCAGGACGAGGCCGACTTCCTCAAGCATCACGGTGTCGCTCTTGTTGAGGCCGCCAAGCCTGCCGCGCCTTTGCCTTTCAGCACGATGACGCCAACGCAAGACGAAGCCGACTTCCTCAAGGCGCGCGGCATGCTGCTTCACAGACCGATTTTGCCGGTCGAGCATGAGGTGCCGTGGCCGACGCAGGCGGATGCCGACGATTTGGTAGGCGGCTCGCTGGAGGTTGTCGAGACTGCTCCTCGATCACTTGAGGTGGAGCCGCCGACACCGACTCAGGCTGACGCTGATATCGCTCGGCGGTTTGGTTTGCCGGAACCGCAGGACGTGGAGCCAACCGCGCCATCGGATGCTCTGCAAGACCCGACGCAGCCCGAGGCCGATGTTTACAAGCTGATGTCCGCTGGCGTGCTTGAGTTCATTACGGCTTGGGACAACGGGGCGACCACCTGGGATCACAAAACCACCGTCTGGGACAGACAGGCATGAGTTCGCAGATCGACATCACCAAACCCGCTGCGGTACTCGCCTACACTGCCGACGTGCGCGCGAATTTCGCGATTGCCGCTGATGAAATTTCTGCGTTGCAAGCTCCGCGCATGGGCGTGACTGACGGGTCCGACGCGGGGCTAGGCGAGATCGGCCAATATCTCACGACTGAAAATATCGACGGCGTTTCCCTGGTGGCGAACACAGCGGTGGCGATTTGTACGATGTCTTTGCCGCCGGGTTGCTGGGAGGTGTGGGGCGCGTGTGATTTCACGGTGGCTTCTCTCGGTGCCGATGTGCAGGCCACACCGATCCAGCCCAATCAATTGGGTTCGGCGATCAGCGTCACGCCGGACAGTTTGCCCACTGACGACGAACTGATCCTGGGCACCGGGGTAATGCAGTTGATCTACTCCCCGCTCGCCGCTGGTCAGCGACAAGTGCTGATCACCGGGCAGTGCCGCTCCAACTCCACCGACCCGGTTGACCTGTACCTCGTAGCGCAGATCGGCTTGGGGAATTGCACGGTCAAAGGCTACGTCTCGGCTCGCCGGGTTCGGTAACCAAACACCAAAGTGAGGATTGAGCCATGCCAGAAGCAAAGAGGACTGAGGTTCTTCCGGTAGAGCCGCCGACGCCATCGCAGGAAGAGGCAAACGAGATCAAGGCGCAGGTCATCCTGGGCAAGGATGCCAAGGCCGAGGATGACGAGCTTCCGCCGCCGGTCGTTCACGATCCGCCGGCGCCGTCTCAGGCCGAGGCGAACGAGGCCAAGGTGCAGAGCGCGCTCGGCGGGATGGATATCACCGCTCCGGTCAATGTCGATGTGCCGCATCTTCAGCCTGGATCGGCTGTTGTCGGGGATACCCTGACGATCACGATGGGCAACTGGGACATGCAGCCGAGCCAGTATGCCGGCGAGTGGTTCCGCGACGGTACCGAGGTTATCGGATCCGGTGCGAGCTATGTGGTCAGCGAGGCCGACGCCGGTCATTCGATTACCTGTGTGGTGACCGCCAGCAATGCGATCGGCTCGACTACTGCGCCGCCGTCGAACGCGGTGGCGATTCCGGCTTCGCGGCGTGCCGAACCGGCGGCTGGGGCTGGACCGGCTGCTTCGACCCGCGAGCATCATGCTCCCGAGCCACCTCATCCTCATCCTGCGCCCACCAAAAAGTAGGAGGGCAGCCATGAGGTTCATCTGCCTCGCGCTGATCGCGGTGGCTCTCGGCGGCTGCGCCTGCGGTGTCGGCGGGAACCGTTGCGTCACCGGCTACACCCAGACCCAGACGCAGCCGGGTGTGTGGGTCACCACGGTGCAATACGGGAACTAATTTAACCGGAGACGGAGGACGCAGCCATGATAATTGAAATATTATTTGTAGTAGTAATGTTTCTCTGGCTGCTCACCATCTTGCCGTTTCCGCCGTTGGCCCCGTTTGCTACTTCTCAAATATTCTTTGCGTTCACCGCGGTGCTGCTTCTCGGCTTGTTTATCTTCCTGCCTGGACTGCGAGGATGAGCATTTCCGAGACCTGGGCGAGCCGTTCGCCCCAGTTCTTCTTTGAGAGGTTCAAGCCGATGATGATGTCTGATCCGAAGCCTGATCCCGAAGACGAAGGCGGTGAAGGCGAGAGCGAAAAACCCGCTGGTGACCCGGCGTCCAACGAGCCGGAACAGGAAGCTGCAAAGCCAAAGGAGCAACCGGCGGAGACCGAGAAAAAGTCTGAGGAGGTCGATCCGCGCAGGAAGTGGAATCGGGCCTCTCGCGAGTTGCGCCCCGCCACCAAAGAACCCGGCTACCAGACCCGATAAATGGCAAACTGGCTGACCAACCTGCTGCCGTGGGGCAAGCGGGCTGTCGAGGGGCAGTACCGTCCCGGCCCGTATTGGGTCGACGATCCCGGCGGCGGCTTGATCACTGCCAGCGCCGGTCGCTATTGGAACTGGTGGCAGACCGGATACAAGCCGCAGCCCTACGGTCAGCGCAGCGCGATGGTCGAGGCGTGCGTCTCGGCGTACAGCCAGACCGTTGCCATGTGTCCTGGCGACCACTGGCGCCGCACCCGTGACGGCGGGCGCGAGCGCGTCACCACCAGCGCCCTGCAACGGATCATCAAGACCCCCAACGATTATGAGAGCATCTCCGATTTTATGATGAACCTGACACGTCGCCTTTACGACAAGGGCGAGGTGTTCGCGGTGGCTCAGCGCAACGCCCGCAGCGAGATCACCGAGTTGCATCTGATGCGGAGCGGCATCGCCATGATCGGCGAGGACGGCAGCGTCTTCTACAGCCTGTGGGGCAACGAGATCGCCCAACGGCGGTTCGATCTGACGATCCCGGCTCCGGCGCGCGATGTTCTGCACGTCCGGCTGCATACTCCGGTTCATCCGCTGAAAGGCGTCAGCCCGATCCTTGCGGCGGCGCTCGAACTGGCGATGTCGACCGCGGCGCTGTCGCAGCAACTCGCCTTCTACCTCAACATGGCTCGCCCCTCCTACATGCTGGAGACTGACCAGCCGCTGACCCGGCAACAGGTCGAGGATGCGCGTTCGAGGTGGGACGATCAGACGCAAGGCGAGAATGCCGGGAACAGCCCGATCCTCACTCACGGCCTCAAAGCGAAGCCCGCCGTGATCAATGCGGTCGATTCCCAGCTTGCCGAAATCCTTAAGATGAGCGACCAGAACATCGCTCTGGCGCTGCGGATTCCGCTTCAGATTTTCGGCCTCGGCGGCACGACCTACAACTCGACCGAATTGCTGATGCAGTCGTGGATCGCGAGCGGCCTCGGCTTTGCGCTGAACCACATCGAGGAAGCTTTCGGCCAGATGTTCGGTTTGGCGGGCTATCCTGACGAGTACCTCGAATTCGACACCAAGGCGCTTCTTCGCTCGGCTTATCGCGAGCGGATCGAGGCGTTGGCGCGCGGTGTCATCAGTGGCATCTACTCGCCGGACGAGGCGCGGGCGAGCGAAGACCTGCCGAAGGTCAAGGGCGGCTACGGCGACATGCCACGGGTGCAACAGCAAGTTGTGCCGTTGAGCTACGGCGCAAAGATGGAACCTCCATCACCGCCATCCGCGACCCCGCCGACACCGCCGCCGGCACCGACTGACGGGGGCGACACAAATGCACCAGAGCAACAGCAGCAACAAAACGCTGCCTTCCGTGCCGCCTTCCGCGCTTCATATGACCGCCATCGACTCGCTGCCTGATGTTCTTGGCGAGGTCATGGGGGCTGTCGCCGCTCGGATTGAGCGAGAGGTCAAGCTATCCCTGACAGCCGGTCTGGCAGAGCTTCGACAGGAAATCGAGTCTCTGCGCGCGTTCAAGGCTGAGCTCGAACTGCAAATCGTGACCCGGCTGATGACGCTGCGGAACGGCGAGCAAGGCCCGCAAGGCGAGCGTGGTCAGCCGGGGGAAACCATTGTCGGCCCACCGGGTCCGCAAGGCGAGAAGGGGGACCGCGGCGAGATCGGCCCGCAGGGCGAGCGTGGTGAGGCTGGGGAGCGTGGATTGCCCGGTGAGGCTGTCACAGGCCCATCTGGCGAACAGGGGCTTCCTGGGCCACAAGGCGAGCGCGGGGCGCGCGGTGAGCCGGGGTTGCTGGGGCCGATGGGGCCGCCGCCAGACGAGGCCGTGATGGCGCGGCTGATCGTCGAGACTGCCTTGACGCGGTTGCCCGCGCCTGAAGTCGGCCCGCCGGGGCCGATGGGGCCGAAGGGCGACATCGGGCCGATGGGTCCACCGGGCGATGACGGCGATGACGGCGTCGCCGGTATGGATGGTCAGCCGGGGCCGCAAGGCGAACCGGGACCGCCTGGAGCCAAGGGCGATCCGGGACCGCCGGGACCAGCCGGAGCGGACGGTAAAGACGGCGCAGATGGCGAGCCTGGAGAAGCGGGACCAGCCGGCGCGCAGGGCGAGCCGGGGCCGCCGGGACCAGCGGGCCAGCCGGGACCGCCGGGGCCGCAAGGCGAACCCGGTGAAGACGGCGATGATGGTGTCAACGGTGCCGATGGCGAGGACGGCGAGCCGGGGCCGATGGGTCCGGCTGGCACGGCGGGCCGTGATGGCGAACCGGGGCTGCGTGGCGAGCCGGGATTGCCCGGTGAGCGTGGCGAAGCAGGGGCGGTGGGCGAGCGCGGCGAAGCCGGTCTACCGGGCGAGCGCGGCGAAGCCGGTCTACCCGGCGAACGCGGCGAAGCGGGGCCACAGGGCGAGCGCGGCGAGATCGGTGAGCGCGGTGAGCCGGGAATGCCGGGGCGTGACGGCGATCTGGGACCGCGTGGTGAGGCCGGTGAGCGCGGCGAACGTGGGGCAGAAGGGCTGATCGGCAAGCTGCCGCCGGTCAAGCTGTGGCAGGACGGCGTCCATTACGAGGGGGAGGTCGTCGTTCGTGAGGGAGCCACCTGGCAGGCCCAGCGGGACACCGGGCATCCGCCGCCGCATGACGATTGGATCTGTTTGGCGGCGCCGGGGGTCGATGGCCGCTCGTTGACCGTTCGCGGTACTTGGAAAGCCGGGACAGATTATCGCGCTTTGGACATCGTGGCGCTCGGCGGCGCGTCGTTTATTGCGCGGTCTGACCAGCCTGGGGTTTGCCCCGGCGAGAATTGGCAACTGATCGCCAAGCAAGGTCAGCGTGGGGAGAAGGGTGAAGCGGGTCCGCGTGGGGAACGCGGCCCGCCGGGGCGGATCGTCAGCGCGACGATCGATAACGAAGGGCTTCTCACACTGACCGCCGAGGACGGGTCGAGTTCGACCTGTGACTTTTACCCCGTACTGTCTCAGGTGCGGTAAATGCCTCTCTACATGATCTCGCGGACCATCACCAAGGCGGATGATTCAAGCCTGATCTCGCTTGATGACGCCAAGAACCTGCTTGATATCCCGCTGACCGACACGTCGCATGACGCCGCAATCCAGGGCACCATCGACGGCATATCGACGGGGATCTGCAACTACTGCGACCGCTTCTTTGCGGTGCAGACCTATCGGGATCAGCTTCGTAACCCATGTTTCGGCTACGGCGATCCGCTGCGGACGCGGCAGTTTCCCATCGTTACCGATGATTCGGGCGAAGCGAAGCTTACGGTTACGGTCGATGGGGTGGTTCTCGACCCAAGCTCGTATGACCTCGATATCGATTTCGGGCGGGTTTACCTCATTGCATCTGGTTTGGCAGGAACCAGCGTGGTGGTGGACTACAGCGCCGGTTTCGATCCCATTCCGCCCGATGTTCAGTCGGCAGCTTCGATCTGGCTGGTCGGCGATTGGATGGCGCGGAATCGCGACCCGGCGATCAAGTCGGAAGCCGTCTTCGACGTATTGACGGTCGTCTACAACGATCAGTCATCAGCCAATACGATGGATGCGGGTCCACCGGATCAGGCATGCAACCTGCTTCTGCCTTATCGGATGATGTTCGCATGAATATCGACCTGGCTCGATCGACCTATCGGCGGTTCCTCACCAACAAGGTTACGGTGCGCCGGTACAACGGACCTGCCGGGCCCAACCGCACGTCGATCGATGTCGAGTGCCGTGCCTGGGTTCGCGCTGATCCTCTGCGCCCGCAACAGATGGTCAGCGATGTGACCGAGTTCGTTTTTCGTTGCATCGTCCTGGCCGAGGATCTGGAGAACGCCGGGTTTCCGGTGCCGCTTACCACTGCGGACAAGGTCTTGTTCAAGGGCAAGGAGATGGCGGTCTCGTTTCCTGACAATGCGACCCGAACGGTGGGCGACACGCTGGTTGCCTACAACATCAGGGTCAGGGGATAGCGCAGTGGCTCTGAGCGCGCTGCGGCGGGCGGTCACGGTAACGATCCCTGCCGGGTTAAAACAAACGTCCCAGGCTCGTTTGGTCGAGGTGGCGAAGGCGCAGAACCTTAAGGTTCTCGCCGAGCAAAAGCAGCGTTTCGGGGTCGAGCCGAAATGGACGGGGTTCGGCGATGTGCCGGGAAAGCCGGTCGAGCAAGCCCAAGAGATGGTGGTCTTCAAGTACATCTACTTGCAGGAGATCATTCAGGTGTTTCTCAAGGCGCTGCGCGATGCATCGCCGGTTCAGTCGGGCCGTTACAAGGATTCGCACGGCCTCTACATCAACGGCGTTCATGTGCCGGATGACACGCAAATCAGAGAAGGCGAGGAAGTCTGGATCGCCAACCCGGTGGTCTATGCCAGACGGCTGGAAGTCGGCAAGACCGAGAGCGGTCGCGATTTTCTGGTCAGTCCCGAAAACCGCATCTATGAGCGCACCGCCAGCAAGCTGGCATCGCGCTATGCCAACGCGGCAAAGATCAAGATGGGCTACGTCACCATGCCGGACGCCTACGAGATCAAAGGTCTGTTGCCCAAGAAATACATCGCCAAGGGCGGCGTCCTCCGCACTCGGCGTCAGCAAGTCGGCGCTCCCGTCCGCTCACCGGCAATCTTTATCGATCTGCTATGACCACGACCAGCCAAGCCTACAAAATCCTGCGAGGACGCCTGGAAGCCGCGAATTCGCTGCCGCCCTTGCGGTGGCAAGGCGAGGACGAGGACAGTCTCGGCAATGCGGCGTTGCCCGATATCCCGGCGCCGTTTCTCTACACTGAGTTCATCACAGAGCCGGGTGATTTGGTTTCGTTCGGCGGCGGTCGCTACCGCAATCGGTATCGTCATCCGGCGCGGCTCGACATTTACGTCTTTGTGCCGAGAGGCTGGGGATTGGTCCCGGCAACGGATTACGCCGAAACGGCGGCTTCGCTGTTTCGCTCCTACCGTGATGATGATGTTTCGTGTTCTACCGCCAACGTCTACCCCGGCGGCGATGGCGCGATGCTCAAGCCGATAGGCATGCCGTCAGAGGTCACGAACTACTTCTGGGCGACCACTGAAATCGAGTTGTTCTTCGACCTGATTGGCTGACGACAGCGGCCGCACCTTTATGCGGCGTAATGCCGGGTAACGCCTGTTCCCGATTCGTTTTTGGATAATCCTGCCTGTTTCCAGGCAGCGAACTCATTCCGCCAATACCGCCATCGAATTCTCGCGTGACGCCCGCGCGGGACTAGCCAAACCGCCCTTGGGCAAGGCGATCCGGCCCGTCGTGAGACGCGCCCCTCCCTTTGATGGAGTGCCCACTATGTCCTTGGCAGAAGGCGTATCAGCCAGAATCTCTTACAAGCCCTATGTCACTGGTTTGATTGATTCCAACAGTCAGCCGGTGTCATCGACCGATCCCGGCCAGATCGGCGCACAGACGCTGCGCCGGGTCGCGACCACCCTCAAGCTCGCCAAGGATACTTACCAGGCGACCGAAATCCGCTCTGACCGGCAGATCGTGGACTTCCGCCACGGCACCCGCCGGGTCACCGGGGGGATCACGGGCGAGTTCTCGCCCGCGACCTACTTCGACTTCTTTGAGGCAGCAACGCGCGGCACCGCCACGCCGCCGTTGGCTCTCACGGCAACCCAGTTGACCAGCATCGCGTCTGATGCGGGGGCATCGACGATCACTTTCGGTGGAGGTGATCCGGTGGCGCTCGGACTGCATGTCGGCAGCATCTTCCGGCTTGGCGGTCTGACCGGCGGCGGTACGGCCAACAACGGAACGAACTTCATCGTTGTCGGCTTTAGCGGCCCTACCAACGAGGTCGCCAAGGTCTTCCCGGCGCCGTTCACGATGGTTACTCCCGTGACGACCTTTACGCTCGATACGGTCGGGTCGAACCTGATCATCCCGTCGACCGGGTTCGTTTCGCGGAAGTTCGCCATCGAATCCTTCCACGAAGACATCAACGTCTCACGCCTGTTCACCGAGGTTCGCGTCGGCGGCTTCAAGCTGGGCCTTCCGGCTTCTGGGCTGTCGACCATCGAATTCACGATGATGGGCCGTGATATGGAGGTGTTCGATGCCGCCACAACGACCCCGGCACCGTTCTTCACGACGCCCGATCCCGAAACGACGACCGGCATTTTTGCCGCCGTCAACGGGATGCTGCGGCTCAACGGTTCAGTGGTCGGCGTGGTTACCGGCCTCGATATCTCGATGGAGCTGTCGCCGAGTTCCGATGCGGTCGTCGGTCAGGATTTCGTGCCTGAAGTCTTCCTTGGATCCGCGGCGGTCACCGGGCAGGTGACCGCGATGCTGGAAGACCTCGAACTCGTCCGCAATTTCCTGGACGAGGACGAGATCGACATCCTGGCGTATCTGACGACTACCCAAGACCCCGGCGCTCCGGCAACCGCCATCTACCTCCCGCGGGTCAAATTTTCGGACGCCGATGTCGCGGTGACCGGGATGGGCGCGCAGACCCTCACCATGCCCTTCACCGCCTTGAAATATGTCGGTTCCGCCGCCGGCGTACCGCAGACCACTTTTATGATGACCGACACCGAGGCGGTCTAACCGTTCTCGTCATTCATTCCTGCCGCCACAGGACAGCCGTCCGCGCAAGCGGATGGTAGTGCGCTACCGGGAGACGCGCTGCTGGCGGGTGGCGCGTCTCCTTTTTCCGCCACTGGCCCGTCGCGATGACGCGCCTTTCCCTCAGAAGGACCGCCAATGTCTGATATCGATGCCGCGCTCAGCGCGTTGTCTCTCGCTGTCGACAAGGCACAACGCATGCCGTTGCTGCACTATCAGAGCCGCCAGCCGCTTCGTGACGCGGAAGGACACGAAGCCTACATCGAGATCTATTCCTCCGACTCCGACATCGCTCGCAAGCATAACCGTGAAACCCAGCGCCGCCGCCTCAACATGCGAGGCCGCGGCCGCTTGTCGCCGGAGGAACTGGAAGCGGAGGCGACAGACCTTCTGGTGGCGCTGACGACCGGCTGGTTCCTGTTGACGCCAGATGGCGAGCCGCTGGGGCTGCCGTTCACGGCAGAGAACGCTCGCAAGGTCTATGACAAGGTCACTTGGATCCGCGAGCAGGTCGATGAATTCGCGGCTGATCGGGGAAATTTTACGCCAGCCTCGTCTTCGACCTTATCGAATGGGCTGAAGTCGAGTTCAGAGCCAACCGCAAAACGGTAGACGGTTCGACTGAGCGCGAGCATCTGGAATCTGGCGCGGCGCAGTGGGCCAAGATACCTGCCGCGCTGCGCCCTGCCAGCCGCCGTGATCAGCCGGTCAAGCTGCCGGTCATCGATGATGGTCCGCAGTTTCCCAGCGTCTTGGATTATCTCTGGGGTTGGTTTGAGGAGATCTCGTTTGGCCTCGCGCCCAACGGGTTCGCCCCGCCGGTTATCACCTGGGAAGCTTTGCGAGCGTGGCAGGCGTTGGCTGATGTCGGTCAATTGGAGCCGTGGGAAGCGAAGACGCTGGTGCAGCTTGGGATGCTGCGGGCGAGCATTTCGGCTGAGAAGAGCGAAGCCGAGAACCGTAGCAACCGTCAATCACCGGACGCGGTAGCGCAAGCCCGGATGGGCAGTGCCGGGTCGGGACCGAGGCGCGGGTTGTCGCTACCGAGGTGATCAAAACGAGGTGGAAGTGAACCGTGGCTAGTCTTGTCGATACCCTTATCGTCAAGCTGTTGGTGGAGGGGGCTGATAAGCTCTCTGACACCGATATCGCGCTGCGTCTGCTTGATGCGACCCAGGAGAAGGTCGCCAAGTCTTCAAAAAAGGTGGCGGATGCCGCTGAAGGCGTAAGCGTCAGCAACGAGAAGATAACCAAGGCTACGCGGACTACGACTACTGAATTGACGAAAGTCATCACGGCACATGACAAGGCGTCCGCTGCTGCCTTCGCCTATGCAAATCGCGTTCAGCAACTTTCCAGAATGTCCGAGGAGGGGACCGGGACTGAAGAGGCGAGGGCGAAGGCGCTGGAACTGGTGACGGCGAAGATGCAGCAGACTATCGCTGCACTCGATAAAACTACCACAGCCACCCAGGAATACAGTGGAGCTGTCGAGGCGGCGGTCGGCCACATCACGGCTTATGCGGCAGAGATCGATCGACTGAGGGCGAAATATTCTCCGTTGACTGTGGCAGCGGCTGAATTCGCCACCACGATGAAGGAGGTCGATAGCGCGCTTCGCCTAGGGGCGATAAGCCAGACTGAACACGCGACCGCAGTCGCGCAGACGACCCTTGCCTACGAGAAACAGGTCGTCGCCTTGCAGAGCGCGGCGAACGATGCCAAGGCGGCGTTCACCACCGGCATGGACGCCCAGGTTCTTGCCTACAACAAGAAGATCGAGGAGCTTGTTCCGCTTTACGACAAGGTGGGAACGGCCGCGGCGCGGTTCGCCAAGGTTCAGTCTGAAGTCAATATGCTGGTTTCGGCTGGACGGCTTGACCAGGAGCAAGCCAACAAGGCGTTACAGGAAGCGGCCGCGGCGCGAGACAAGGCGTCTGGTCAGGCTACCCCAACCACGACGGCAGACAAGATTTTCCCGCAGGAAGCCGTCAATCACATCAAGGCGTTTAATGATGAGGTTGACCGGCTGAAGACCAAGTTCGACCCGGTCTACGCCGCCGAGCAACAGCAACTCGCGGCGCTGAAGGAGATCGGTTCAGCGTTCATGCTGAACGCCGTCAGCGCGGATCAGTGGCGCGCAGAAGTCGACAAGATACAGGCTTCGTTCGCTCGCGCCATCGAGTCGATCAATGCGGCCAAGGAAGCCCAGCGCGGCCTGGCGATGCCGCAAGACCAGGACGCTCAGATCAAAGCCTTTGCCGATGAGGTTGATCGGCTGCGGCTCAAATATGTGCCGCTGGTCGCAATGGAAAAGGAGCATGAGAAGGAAGTAGCGGCGATAAACAAAGCTTACAATGTAGGGGCAATT